TCCCGGGGACGGGCGTCCCGGCGGCGGCCCACAGCGCGACGACGCCGTCGTCGGTCAGCTCGGCCTCGGGCACGTCCGCGTCGGCGATCCGGTAGGGTAGTCCAGTAGCCTCATGTGGGGTCGGGGGTAGCACCACGTACGACCCTCCCCCGGCGCGTACGTCGACGCCGGGTCCGAGCACGTTTGTGCCCGAGCGGATCCGCTCGCTGAGTCCGCCGTCGACCGCTCGGTAGATCAGGTGCTTGTTCCCGTTACCGCGGCCACTCAGGTGCTCGCGCGTGGGTGGGTACGGCAGGTCGGTGGGGGCGCCGTGCTGGACGTCCAGGTCGATCACGACCCGGCCGATGGTGGCTCCGCCGATCCCGGCGGTCGGGTTGTTTCCCCACCAGCGGCGGATCCGCTCGGGGTCGACGGTCCCGTCCCAGGCACCGTGACCGTCCTTACCGCACGTGCCGTGGCAGCTCTTGTCGCAATCCCGGTTGCGGGGCAGCAGCGGGGCTTTGCTCCCGGGGCGCAACGGGAACACGTACCAACCGGCAGCGGCCCAGTCCAGGGCCGCCTGCAGCATGTCGGCCGCGGGGGACACAGGAGCCGCGGGGGCGTCGTCCAGGGCCCGCGTGAAATCGCTCAGTCTCATAATTGTCTCCTATAAACCGGTGGGCGGCCCGGGAGCCTAAGTCACCAAGCCGCCCACCAAGTCTAGCACACGGGCGCGTCAGAACGCGTCGTCACCGTCGTACCCGCCGGGGGCGCCCCACGGGCTCTCCGTGTCCGCGGCCGGGGCTGGGGTGCCGAAGGACGGCTCCTGGGACACGCGGTCCTGGGGCCCGTCGAATCCCGCCGGGACCTCCTCCACGAAAGTCACGCGGTTGCCGATCTGGCCCGCGCGCTGGCCGCGCTGGATTGTCTCCTGGATCACGGTGATCATGGCGTACGACCCGATCATCTCCTCCGTGTCCGAGTCGACCGTGAAGCCGTGGGCGTGGAACCAGGACTTGAGGCGGCTCGCAGCGATCTCCTGGCGGGCGCGCCACGCCTCAGCGGGTGGCTTGTTCGAGCTGGAGGGCCGGTAGTTCTCCGGGACCGGGCCGTCGTCCGGGAGGTTCAGCGTGAGCCACTGGGAGCCGGGCTGCTTGCGCCCGTCCAGAGCCTCCAGGTCCTGGTACGTGGCGTTCCAGTACGGATTACCGGACTGGCTCTGCTTGGCCTCCACGGCGGTCAGGCGGGCGACGTACTTGCCCGCGGGGATCGGACCGAAGGAGCGCTCCTGGGCGTTCTCGGTCATCTGGCGCAGAGCGGCGTTCAGGCGTGGCATGATTCAGTTCTCCTTGTTGATCAGGTCGGTGATTGTGTCAAAGAACGGATTGTCGATCGTGGTCGGGAGTTTACCAGATCGGTCCTTCACGTGGTAACGGCTCGTGCCCCCGGACACGGCGTGGAACGGCTTGTCGTCGCTGGCGGCCCGGAAGTGAAGGACTTCGTCCATGTAGGCGCGCACGTCGCTGCTGACGGCGGGCGGAACCTCGGGCCCGTACACGGTCATGCCCGTGTCTGCGTCCACGGTTCGGCGCTCGAGCGCCGTGACGATCAGGTGGCAGTCCAGAGTCCGGAACTTGCGCAGCAGGTCTCGGAACATCTTCGAAGCCGTCCCGTAGTCGCCGCGGTCGGTGTCGAACTGGGCGACCTGGTCGATCTGGATCCCGCGGGCTCGGGCCTTCGTCACACGGTCGTCGGCCGCGAAGTTCACGAGGGCGGCCACGAGCTCAGTTAGTGAGTCGATCACGACCGCGTACCACGACTCGGGGTCGGCGGCCAGATCGGTCTTGACCTGGTGGAAAGCCGCATCCAGGGTCTCGTAGTCCAGCGAGCCACCCATGGGCGGGCTGAGGACGACGACTCGGTCGGGGTCGACGCCGAGTCGCTCCAGGGCGTCGGCCTTGAGACCGCCCTCGGAGTCGATCACCAGGATCCGGCCGTTGCGACTGGCGCGCAGGGCGGCGGTCGTCTTACCGGAGCCCTCCCGGCCCCAGAACAGGGCGCGCACGTACTCGGTGCGTCCCTTCAATGGTTTGAACAGGCCCGCCACGGGGCGGGGCGACGGCGCCGGGGTCGGGGCCACCGGCTGCGCTGGGGCGCTGGTTCTCTGAATCTTCACCACGGTTGTTTCCTCTCTTCTAATCAGTGACGTGTGAAGTCTTGGACGAACCCGAACCGCTGGACCGCGTCGACTATGTCGCCGCTTGTACGGGCCGCGACGTGCGCCTCCTTGAAGTCGCACTTCCACGAACAGGTCCGCGGGTCCGGGCTCGAGTAGATCGGTCGGGTCTTGGACTTGGGCGGGTACGCGTTGTACGCCGCGCAGTAGGCGTCGTAGGCGAGGTTCTCCAGCTCGGCCGCGGTCCGGTTCATGAAAGTCCGGTGGAACCGCTGGTCCAGGCTCTGGGGCTTGCCCCGCCCGCCGGGCTTGTCTCCGACGTTCTGCTTGGTCTTCGCCGCGTTGTGGATCGTCCCCATGATCGGGCGACCACCCAGGTCGATCTGGCCGGAGCCCGCCAGCCGGTTGATTGCCCACTGGTAGAGCCCGAACTGGTCGTCGATCTCGAGCGCCATCTGCGTGGGCAGCGCCGCGCCGGACTTGTGGTCCACGATCCACACGCAGTTGGTCTGTATGTCCAGGACGACCAGGTCGACGCGGAGCTTGAGCCGGTAGCGGCTGTCTCGCCCGAAGGCGTCCGGTAGCGGAACCTCGAACTTCTCCTCCACGTAGAGCGGCAGCCACTGGGCGTCCATGTCGTACGCCTCCACGTAGCCGTCGTAGATCCAGGCGATCAGTTCCTGGTCCTCGGAGCGGTGGCCTGAGCCGTCGGACAGGAGTGGGTTGATCAGGGGCCGGATCACGGCGTCCAGCCCCTCCTGGTAGACGCGCTCGCGGGTCCGTCGGTCGGCCAGCGCCCGGTAGTGGGTCTCCATGACGGCGTGCCACAGGGAGCCCCGGGCGAGGGCCCCGCCTGGCTGGGCCGGGCGGGTCCATCGCTGTACGTAAGCGAGTTGGTGCTTGAGCGGGCACTGCCTGTAGGCGTCCAGCTCGCTGTAGGAGACGACCACCCGGTCAGTCATTGTCGCCCTCTTCCAGGACCGCGTACCGGGTGATCCGGTCGGAGTCGTGGTTGTTGTAGAAGGAGTCGGTCGCTCCCACGGGCGCGGTCCCCTGGACGATCCGGTACTTGGGGAAGCACTCCCGCTTGCTGAACGCGTTCTCGTGCCAGTCGATCCGCTCGGCGACCACCGGGGCGGTGATCCGCTCGTTGTCGATCGTCCCCGCCAGGACCTGGATCCGCTTCGCGGTTGGCCACTTGGTGATGCCCTCACGGATCGGGCAGGGGACCCAGTCGATGACCTGGTCGACGTCCTCGGGCTGGTCCCTCCACAGCTCGCCTGCGGGCTCCCCGTCCAGGTCGTGCAGCTCGTACCGCGGGAACGATGCGACGCGCTCACCGCTCGGGTGGTCGACCCGCGTCCCGATCAGGTCCTCAACCATGAAGCCGTCCAGGCGGGCCTTGCGCACGAGGATCCGCTCCTCGGTGGGCCACAGGTCCAGCGGGTCGACCACCTTGGGGTGGTGCCAGGAGGAGTCGTCCTTCATGACGATTCGCTCCGGGTGGTTGCGCCACAGGACGGGCTTGCCGTCGTGGCCGATGACGACGTCGTCGTCCTCGAGCTCGGCGACCGAGGTCGGTCGGATTCGGTAGGTTCTCACGGTTTGTGTCTCCTTTCCCGTGTTGTCGTAGTTCAAGTTTATCACGCGGGGCGGAGTCCGTCAAACCCTCCGCCGGGTGTGACGCTCGGCACGCTTCACGCGACTGGCGAGCGGCTCCGGCAGGACCACGTCGGCCGACGTGCCGAACACGTGCCGACCGTCCCGTCGCCACGACACGTTCGTCACGAACGCGCCCACCGTGATCCACTCGAGCGAGACCGTCTCGCCGCTCACCAGTTGCGCCTCATGGCCCGAGGCGTTTATAAGCGCCGCCAATCAGATCAGTCCCTCGCGAATCAGGAAGTACAGACCGTGGCGCTCCGCGTCCCGGGCGTGCTCCGAGCCATCCCGCGTGTGGTACGCCCAGCCGCGGGCGCGGGCGAGCCCCTTAGCCGGGTTCAGGACCTTGTTCGGCTGCAGGACCAACGGCGTCGACGACAGCCAGCAAAACAGTTCCAGCGCCCCCAGCTGGCGCACCACGCCCAGCGTCGAACCCGCCAGTGCCGTGGCCCGGGCCGGTTCCAGCCGGAACTCCTCAGCCACGATCCGCACCGGACGGGCGCCCCCGGTCAGGGCCGCGATAATCATGGCGCTAACCCACTCGATGAACTCCTGCGGCCGCAGCTCGCGCGACTCCACGACCTCCACGCCGTCCCACGTGCACACGCCCGTGTGGACCGAGCCCGGGTCCACGCTGTACCAGATCGACCCGCTCATACCAGCTCCCTAAGAATCCCCGCGTCCAGCATGTGGTCCGCGTGCTCGATCTTGCTCGCAAGCCGCGAGCGCTTACGTAGGTCCAGACTCCGTGGAGTCACGTAGTCCAGGACCGTGACCGGCCGGGTCTGGCCCATGCGGTGGACCCGGCGCATCGCCTGTTCGTTCACCGCCGGGCGGTGGCTCTTCTCCACGAAGATAAGCGTGTCCGCCCGCGTCAGAGTCAAGCCCTCCGCCATGACCGACAGCGAGCCCACGAGCACGTCCACGCGCCCGTCCAGGAAGTCCCGGACCGCCTGGCCATTCTCCTCCGCCGAGTTGCCCCCGTGTACCGCCCGGGCGGGGCGGCCCAGCGACTGCGCCAGGTCCGCGCACGCCTGGACCACCTGCCGGTGGTGGGCGAAGACCACGACCGGCCGGGTACGGGACTGCAGGTCGTAAGCGAGCTGGTCAAACTTCCCACCCGTGGGTGGCCCGTCCGGGTTCAGCAGCCACGGACTGACCGTGACCAGGTCCAGCAGGTCCGTGCGTGATCCGGGCGTCCAGGCCACGACCTGGGAGTCGCCGACCTGCGTCAGCCACTCGACGCGCAGGTCCCGGTAGGCCCGGCGACCTGCCGCGCCCATCGGGGTCTCCACGACCGTCTCCGTCAGCGGCGGTAGATCGGTCAGGACCTCGGACCGCTCGCGCCTCAGGAACTTCCCGTCCAGGTTCTCCCGGATGAACTCGGCGTAGTGCTCGCACGTCCCGGTCCGGTTCACCAGGTCGCACGCCGGGGTGCAAGCCCGCAGCCCCGTCAGGTTGTAGCGCTGGAACCGGGTTGGTTCGTTGCGGAACCACGACAGCGCCCAGCGCCAGTAGGAGCCGTAGCGCCTGCCCGGGGCGGCCTGATCCGGGTGGAGCAGGCGCAGCAGCGTGAACAGCTCGTAGCCCCAGTTGGGGACCGGCGTGCCGGTCATGGCGAGCACGCAGTCCGCCCGCTGAGTGATCTGTTCGGTGGCCCCGGTCCACGAGGTCTTGCGGCCCTTTATGTAGTGGGCCTCGTCGATTATGACCGCGTCCCACGGCTGGTCGAACTCGGGCCGGGGGCGGGGAATCGGCCGGGTACCGCCGCGCTCGGTCCGCTCCCGGGCGTTCAGCCGGCTGTAGGGGGCGAAGGTGAAGACTTCGGGCCGGTCTGCCCACTTGGCGACCTCCGCCTGCCAGGTCCCGGAGTTCAGGATCAAGGCGGGCGCGATCACCAGGACCCGGTCCCTACCGCCGTACGCCTCTATCGCGGTCCGGGTCTTGCCCAGTCCCGGCTCATCCCCCAGCAGCCCGCGGTTGACGTGCTGCAGCCAGTCGACCGCGAACCGCTGGTGCTCCAGCAGGGGCGGGCGGCTCATGAGACCAGCCTGTTCACTCGGCACCAGGAGGCGATCAGCCGGGCCCGCCCGGCCAGGTCGCTGTGGTCGCTGTCGTCTACGTGGTACAGGGCGTTCACGTGGGCGACCGGGAGCCACACGGCGTCGTGCCAGTAGATCGGCCCGTCCTGGGGGCGCAGGACCGTGCCCTGAGCGAGCGGCGAGTCCTCGTGGGCGGTGATCACCTCGTAGTCTCCGTCGCGCAGGCGCAGGGCGAGCACGGCGGGCTCGAGGTTCCGCTCGTGCGCACGGATCACGATGATCAGGTGGGCGGTCGGCCAGTTGGTCCGCGTGTCCACGCACCAGAACTCCTGGTTCCCGTCCCAGTCGGCCCGGGCGGCGTAGCCGTCGAAGACCGTGATCTCGGCGTGTACCCGCTCGGTCTCGTCGCTGTTGAACTGGCGTTCCACGCTGAGGATCTTGTCGATCCGCCCACTCGTGATCGCGTAGTCCCCGGGCAGCAGCTCGCGGGCTTTCTTCCTGGTCATCCGTGGTCGGTTGGTCGTGTGTCTCATCGCGTGCTCCCGGCGATCTCGGCGATCCGCTGAGCGACCGCGGCCAGCTGCTTCATGTGGGTGCTGGCGGTCTGGATCGCGCCCTCGAACGCCTTGCTGTGGTGGTCCAGGAGCCACCACAGGGGGCTGCGGTGGGCGATGATTTCGGCCCAGGCGTTGACGGCGTCCTGCAGCCGGTCTATGGTCCAGGCGGTCTCGTACGGGCTGGTCGGCATGTTGACCGGGTCGGGCATGTCCTCGGGCCAACGGTCGCCCGCGTGGAGCGTGTCGAACCCGATCCAGCCGTCTCGGTTTTTGTAGGTCAGTTCGCTGGCCCCGCCCACGAGGCGGGCGGCCTCAGGCCAGCCGTCCTCGTTGTCCCACATGATCTGGTTGATCGTGTCGTAGTCGCGCCCGTGCCAGTCGCAGCCCTGTGGGACTCGCACGTACCCGTTGTAGGCGGTTCCGTCGTTCGGGTTGCAGCCGGCTGGCGCGATCGCGCACTGCAGCCCGGCGTGCTCCCAGGTCTTGATGGCTTTATCTGTGGGGAAGCCCATGACTTGTCTCCTTCGTGTGTTGTTTATTTTGTTCACTCGCTCTGGTTGCTGAACCAGAGCCAGTAGATCACGCCCGCGAACCCGAGGGCCAGGATGAACGGCTTGGGCGAGCCCGAGGCGGCCCAGGCGCCCAGCGACAGGCCCAGGAGCGCGATGATCGTGACCGCGACGAACACGAGGGCCACGACGGCCGCGTAGCCGTGCCGGGCGATAAAGAACACGATCCGGTCGTCCTGTCTCGGTTCACGCGACACGGCCGGTTCCTCCCTTCAACTCGCCATAGGCGCTGATGATCGCGGCGATCTGGCCCGTGTACTCCACGCGATACTGCTGCAGGAACCGCGGGGCCTCGCTGACCGCGTCCCACACGTCCACGGTCCAGCCCTTGTAGCCCGTGACCTCGCCGTACTCATACCAGATCACGACCCGGGCGGTCCCGTCGTCGACCGTGAACCGGGAGTCCATGTAGTCCAGCTCGACCTCGGCGTCCCCGGCGTAGTTCCGCATGAGCCAGTTCGACAGGATTCGGCCCGCCAGCGGCGTGCGCAGCACCCGCCCGGTCTTGTTCTGGGTCATCGTGATCGCAGTCATGATTCGTGTCTCCGTTTCTGTGTTGTGTCGGGGGCGGCGGTTTCCGCCCCCGGCGGTTGGTTGTTGTGGGGTCAGGACCTGACGTACTGGATCAAGAAGTCCTCGAGCTCATCCCGGGTGGTGACCGTCTTGTAACTGCGGTGGTCACCGACCTGCAGGTGGTCGCCCTCGAACTCGAAGATCCAGACCGCGTTCGTGGCCTCGTCGTCCACGAAGTAGTAGCCGCCCAGGGACTTGATCGGGTTCACGCCGAACCAGGTGGTGAGCGTCTCCACGAGCTCGCTCTTGGTGATCAGGCTCTGGGTGGTGATCGTGTTGCTCATCTCGTGTCTCCTGTTTGTTGGTGGGGTTTCTTCCCTCCCCCTTATAAAACAATTTTATCACGCCGCTAGATTGCGTGTAAATCTAGCGGCGTGTGAATCACGTCACTCCGCGAGTCGGGCGATCTGGGTCCAGTCCCACACGATCCGGCCAGCCGTCCAGTCGGGCGGGCGACTCGTGGAGAACGTGACAATCTGGCCCGTGGAGTTGACCATGAGGCCGTTCGCGTCGACCGGCGTGTAGTGACGACGGTTCGAGTTGGTAACCAGGAACTCCTGGTTGTAGATCACCGGGGCGTCGTCAGCGGCCCGCAGCCGCTCGTCGGCCACCCACTGGTCCAGAGCGGGCTGCAGTCCCGGGACCGCCTGGCCCGGGCTGACCCAGGTCCGGTCACCCGTGACCGAGTCCTGGTAGACGAACAGCAGAGCCGGACGGCCGTTGGCAGCGCCCGTGTGGACGATCGTCCCGTAGAAGTTCGGGAGCTGGTTCAGGTCGCCAGCCACCAGGTCAAACCGGCTGGCGGTCCCCTGGGCGAGCGCCTGGGCGGTGGCATGCAGGGCGGCGAGGGCGGCGAGCGGGGAAATCGGTGCGGTCATGGTCGGTGTCTCCTTCGGGGACGGGCCCGGGGCGGGGTTGCCGCCCCGGGCGGTGGGTGGTCAGGAAAGCATGAACTCGAGGAAGGTCCCCAGGTCGTCCGCGTCGTCCGCGGTCCGCCCGTGCTTGACCTCGGTCCACGTGCTGTCGGTCATCGTCGCGTAGACCATGCCGTCCAGGAGGTTGAACGCCCAGTAGGTGCCGGACTCGGCGCTGTAGGCACGGTAGCCGATCCCCAGGTCGGCCAATTTGTCTCCCTCGTGGTCGAAGTGCTCGCTGAGGACCCGGTCCAGGTCGGTCTTGGTGATCATGGTTTGTGTCTCCTTGTTCATCCCCGGGGCTCGTTCCCCGTTGATAAAACAAGTTTATCACGTGGGCGTTGGGTTGTGTGACCTGACGCCCACGTGAAACAGGTCACAGACCGGTGGAGCCGAAGCCCCCCGCGCCCCGATCCGAGTTCGACAGCTCACGCGCCGGGACCGGACGCAGACCCGCCGTCAGGTTCGGTAGCACGATCAGCTGACTGACGCGCTCGCCCTCCTCGAGCACGACCTCCTCCGGGCCCGGATTGAACACGCCAGCAAAAAGCTCGCCACGATAACCACAATCGATCACCCCCTGGATCGTCTGTAGACCCCGTCGCCTCATCGTCGACGACCGACCAGTCAGCAGACCCCAAGTCCCAGCCGGCAACTCGACCGCCACGCCGCACGGCACGTCCACGAACTGCCCCGGCGGAACCGTCGTCAAAGCCGACACGTACAGGTCCAGACCCGCGTCATCGCTGTGCCCCCGAGTCGGGAGCCTCGCCGCCCCCGAATCCATGCGGACCGGCAGATCCGCCACAGGGCGGTGAGGCACCAGCGCAGTCCTGCGCGTCAGCGACGCACGCACCGACTCCACCATCTGCGGCAGCGGCATGGTCTCCGCCGCGATCACCTCCACCTCAGTAGCCGCGTACTGGGTCGACCAGCCACCCACCACGCGACTCCCCCGGGTCACCAAGAAAGTCACCGGCTTCGCCGCCACGATCGCCCGCTCAACCTCCGCCGGGACGCCCCAAGACCGGGGCTCCTCCACTGGCAGCAAGACCAGCAGCGCGTCCGCGCGATCCAGAGCCGCCATGTTCACGTCACGTACACACGAGTCCGTGCCCACGCCACCCGGCGGAACCGTGAAAGCGCTCGCGGGCCGGTAGAGCACGAAATCGTGCCGCAGCCAGTCCAGCACCTCCTCGAACTTCGCGGGGATCTGCGGCGCGTCCCTGTCGACCGCCTGAGCCACGTACACCAAAGTCATCGTTCTGTCTCCAAAGTTTCGGGGCGCCCCGCCCGGTCCCGATCACCAGGCGGGGCGCCAGTCTCTAATCAGTCCCGGTCCGGGCCACCCGGCCAGGTCCCGGCCTCGCGGGCGCGGCGGACCATGAGCGTGTAAACCCCCAGGTCCGTGAGCGTGTCGTCCGAGACGAACTCGCCCCGTGTGACCGCCGCCGTCCAGCGCTGCATCTTCCCCATCGCGTAGAACCAGCACGCCAGCTCCACCCGGCGGGCACGCGACAGGTCCGACCGGCCCATCATGCGAGCCAGCGCCGCGCCCATCTCCTCCAGCTCCACCGAGCCGTACTCCACGGCCTTCGGCGCCACCATGGCCATGTCCGCCTGGGCGGTCGACAGCCACCAGTCACGCAGATCCGCCAGAGCCTCCACCGAGGTCCCGGGGTCGGCCGGGCTGGCCGCCGTTGGGGCCGACCCCACCAGGTCCGAGAGCCACGGCTCGCAGCACGGACTCACCGGCTCCTGTCCCAGGAACCGACCCGACTGGATCGAAACCGGCCCCAGGTCCTCCTCCACCAGGAACTCCCAGACCGGCGGCTCCACGGGGTCGTCCCCCGGGACCCGGATCCGGTCCGCCAGTCGATTACGGACGCCGTCCAGAGCACCCCTCAGCATGTCCGCCTCCTCAGTACAGCGCCGTCGACGGCGAGGTCGTCACCATGGTGATCGGGGCGTCCAGCGCCGCGCGCACCTGGGTCAGGTAGTCGAACAGCGCCGTGGCCGTGGCCGTGCCCTCCTGAGACTCCAACTGGGCCGACGCCCAGTCCGCCGAATCCCCGTCAGCCCCCGCGATCTGCGGCAGGACCTGATCCACCATGGTCATCGCGATCTCAACCGTCGGCTCCCCGCCGTTCGCGTGGATCGCCCGGTTGATTGCCGCCGGGTCGAACTGGCCCACGCGGCGGACCTTGTGAGTCACCGTCGTACGCTCCTCAGGCAGGCCCAGCTCTTCCCACGTGGTCTCGCCCTCAAGCGGACCCGAGTTCCCGGCCACGCGGATCGGGTAGACGCGAGTAGCCAGCACGATCTTGAAGTCGCGCACCCCCACGTGCCACGGGTTCACGCCCGCCATGGCCAGGAAGTCGATCCCGCGCGTGTCGCTACTCGTGCACTGCGGGTAGTGGCCCGCGTGGAGGCCCAGGCCGTAGCCCTGCGTGCCCTCCACGACGACCGCCTGAGGCACGTGGTCCAAGTAGTCGTCCATGTAGGCGACCCAGTCCTCGATCACCTCGAAGCCGAGCTCCTCCGCGAGAGCCACCGCCTCGGGGCTGTCCCCGAAGCGGGTGGCCGTGCGCCACACGCGGTCCGACCTGCAGGCCCCGATCCCCTTAGCCGTGGACCCGAGGCGCTGCGCCATGCCCGCCTCGACCTCCGCCTGCTTGTGCTCCTCCGTCAGGACCGTCGCCTCCGCGGCGATCACCATGTCCACGCGGTGGCCCGCGGCACGCAGGTCCTCAACCTCCTGGCGCAGGACCGCCAACTCGATCTCCGATCCCGGTGCGATCGCGCACTGGCACGGGTCCAGGGCGGCGCCCACCGGCACGGTACGCAGGGCGAACGCCTGCCCGTCCCGGTCGACCACCGTGTGGCCCGCGTTGGGACCGGCGACTCGCACGTTCAGCACCGGGTGGGCGGCGCGCTGTTCCCGCTGGATCAGCTGGGCGGCCACGTGGCCCTTGCCCTCGGACCCGAACTGGGCGCCTGCGACTACGACGACTTTGCTCATGGCTGTGTCTCCTGTTCGTGTTTCTTAATCTCCGCCAACTGCCGGCGGAGTTCCCGCTTGCGGCGGGAGGCTTGTTGGTTGGCGGCGCGCAGGTCTCTACGCGCCCGTTGGATCCGTCGCTTGGCCCGCTTCACGATCGGGTCCTCCGGCAGGAACTGCGGGTCCTTGATGATCTCGTAGTCCGCCAGCGCGCGGATCATGATCTCGAGCGCCCGTTTCTGTACGTGTACGTACGGCTGCATGTCCAGCAGCAGGTCTCGTGCTTTCGAGATCACCACGGGCACCTGGTAGTGGCGGCGCGGCTGGCTGCTGGTCCCACCGACCCCGACGGGCCAGGACCGGTCGGGCGCCATGTGGTGGACCTCGAGCGAGTCCTCCCGGTCGTTGGTCTTCGTCAGTAGGATCGTGGCGAACGACCTGTCCGTAGCCAGGCGGCGGGCGGAGTTGACCATCAAGTAGCCGGTCGGGTCGAACCAGCTAGCGAGGCGCCTCAGCGTCTCGGCGCTGTAGCCGGTTCGCGTCTCGGTCTTGTCTCCCTGTTCCATGTCTCAATCCTAACCTCTCGTGTTATCACGTGTCAACGTGACGGTCACCACGCTGACGGGTCGACGTGGCCCGGGACCTCCGGGAACCAGCGCTTCCACGCCTCACCACCCACACGCACCACCTCATCCACGCACAGGTCCCCGATCTCACCAATCGGGACCAGCACGTCCAGCGAGTCGTGCACCATGAGCACGCCACCCACGCCACCCACATACGTGCCGTCCCGGTCCACGCCGTCGATCACCCACGGGGCCAACAGCTGGTCGACCTTGTCCGTCGCCTCCAGCCACCAGTCCTGCGCCAGCTGCGCCAGGTTCCCCTGGACCCGCTGATTGAACGCCTTGTGCGTGTCCTCATCCCGGGTGAACCACCGGCGCTCGCCGTTACGCAGATCCACCCAGCCCACACCATACTGGGCCACCCGCTGCTTCACCCGCTCCTCATGGAACCGGATCGCACGCCGGTACTGCGGGTACAGCGAGTTCCAGTCCGCCACGATCCGCTGCGCCTCCGCGCGGCTGATCTCCGTCCCCTCCGCTGCAAGGCTTTCACGGAACGTGTCAGCGCCCACGCCGAAGATGAAAGAGAAGTTTGCACGCTTTGCAAGCGTCCGCCACTGCGACCAATCCGGGTGGTCCTCCGACACGTGAAACAAAGCCTTCGCCGTTTCACCATGCAGATCCCGTCCCTGTGCAAAAGCCTGCAACATGGGCCGGCAGTTTGCAAGCAGCGCGGCCACGCGAGCCTCCGCGTTAGCCAGATCGCACTCCACCAGGCGCCACCCACGCGGCACGCCCAGCTCGATCAGACCACGCGGCGTCGGCACACCCTCGGGCAAAGCCAGCCGGTAGTCGTGCGGAATCGCCTGCAACTGGATCCGCTCCACCGAGAACCGACCCGAGACCGTCCCATTCTGACGGAAAGTCGGGTGGAGCCGCCCGTCCGGGCCAGCCATGGAAGTCCAGCCCTCGTACCAGCGCGAGACCGCCGAGTCCCAGCCCCGGTAGCGCGCGAACTGTTCCGCATGCGGCATGTGGTCACGCACCATGCGATCCAGGATCGACGCCGTAAGACTCGGCGCCCCCTGGGCGGTGGTCGCATACGGCGGTAGACCCATGCCGCCCTCGGACCTGGGAGCGAACCAGAACCGCTTCGCCGCGTTCACGCTCGGCTCGAACGGCAACGACCGGACCAGGACCGCAAGTTCCGACCTCAGCCGGTCCCCCGCCTCCCGTGCCGCCACCGGGTCGTACGGCAGGCCCCGACGCTCGGTCCGCACCAGCATACGCGTGACCTCCATACGCCTGTACGCGTGGTCCAGCACGTGACCCGACGGAGCCGGCAGGCCACGCAGCTCGCCCCGGCCATACAGGCCCAGGTCGTGGTTCTGCCGCAGGTAGAGCATGAGCGTCAGCCGGGCGTCCAAGTCCGCGTACCTACCCACGCGGTCCCACGGCATCAGGTCCCAGCGCCCAGCCGGGAGCTTCGCCCGCCGCAGGTAGTCGTGCACCGTACGCGACTCATCACCCACCTGCGTACCGAACAGGAACTCACAAGTCGGCTTCAACGCCGTCGTACCCACCATGGCGCCACCGGTCCCACGGCGCAGAACCCACGGGGCGTACAACTGGGCGCACACGTTCTGCGTGTCCCACAGGAACCGGTCCAGCAGGTCCACGCCGTCGCCCGGCCACCGGCGCACGCCCGCCGCCATCATGGCCAGGTCGAAGCGGGCGTGGTGGAAGACCAGGTCGCAGCCCTCCGGCGGGCCATCGTAAGAGCCCGGCGGCGGGCCCGTCAGACCTTCCAGCAGGCCACGCCACTGACTGTGCGGCTGGTTCGACGTGGCCGGGATCAGCTCGCCCTGCCCCGAGTACTCCGGCTTGCCCGTGCCGTCCACGCCCTGGTCGAACGGCCACGCGGCCGACAGGATCCAGACCGGGTCCACGCCGTCCGCGTAGGTCTCAGCCTGCAGAGTGACCACGCCCGAGTCCCACACGTGCTGGCCCTCGCACAGGTGACGACGGATGAACTCGAGCTCGCGGCCCTCCAGGACCAGGGCCACGGACACGGTTGAGACTCGTGCCCCGTCGTCCGGGTGCAAGCCCGAGGTCTCCGTGTCCAGGGCCACCGTGGGGCGGACCAGCCCGGCGGCGGCGAGCATACGCATGAACCCGCGGGGGTTCAGGCGCTCCACACGCGTGTCTGTGGTCACCATAGCCGCGACCCCAGACTCATGACCGCGTGGTAGGCTTCGATCACGTCGCGCTCCTCGCGGGGGTCGATCACCCGGCCATCCTCCAGCAGGTACTGGAAGCCGCGGGGTGTGGAGGGCCCGCGCAGCGCCAGTAGGCCCTTCACCAGGCGCCCACCGGCGGTCCCGATCAGGACCCGGATCAGTCGGGCCTCCGGCCACTCAGTCCTGTACATGCGCAGAGCATAGGACCGGGGTCCTACGTCGGGGGATTTGTTTGTGTTACGTTCATCACACATGATTTGTGTCTCCTGTCACTCTCTGTCAGTCTCTTGTAGGGATCGGCTCCGCGTCCGGGTTGAAGCGCGCGAACACCCACCAGTGCCCACGCCACGCCGTAGCCCGGAACTCGAGCCTGCGACCACCCAGCTGGGCGCCATACCGCTGACCCAGCCGCAGGTGGCTCGCCGCCTGGTGGGCACCACGCGACTGCAGCGGCCACGGCCCATAGAACCGGAACCACAGCCCCGGGCTGCGCTCCAGTACCTGCGCCGCCTCAAGCACCGTGCGGTGCTTATTCCCCCGCGGCATCGGCGCCTCGTACAGGCGCGGATCCTGCAGGCCAGTCAGTTCCTCTTCCGTCAGCCCGTCTGCGGCCACGACCGGCCCGGGCGCACTCATCGGTCTCATGGTCCGAGTCTATCACGCGTGATAACTACAGATCAATCGGTAGTCCGTAGTCCCCCAGCCACCGGTTCACGTACTCCCGGCCCGGGTAGCCGTCCGGGAAGTCCTCGCCCCGGATCAGCAGATCCGTCATCAGCTCCGTCTCGCCCCGGTCGCTCAGCACCTTCACCAGCCGCAGGAACCGGTCACGGTCCGACTCCACGCCCACGTCCGGGACTCCCGGGACGAACTGGCCCCAGACCCACCAGCAGCGCTGGCCGTGCAGCGTCGGAGCCATGGGCGTGTCCAGCAGCAGCCGCAGATTCAGGTGCCCGCGCGTACGCGCCACATCAAACTCGGCAGCCAAGGACTGGCGGGTGCGCAGCCTGGACAACGCCGCCTTAGCCGTGGACTCGCGCCATGCCTCCCACGGACCGTACAGGCGTCGCCACGCCCTGGGCTTATCCACCAGGCCACGCACCAGGTTCTCCAGCGCCATACGCTCCATAGCCGTGGTCGGGCCACTACCGGGCCCGGTGGATACACGCCCCGACCTGGCCATAGCCGCCGCGTGGTCCGCGTAGTCCTCCTCCGCGTCCATCAGGAACTGGGGCGGACACGGTCCCACGCGGTGTCCAGCAGTCGGTGTGCTCATGGTTCTCTCCTATCTCTCGGTACTTCTGGTCTGAGTCAGACCAAAAATCGCCCGTTGGGCACGTACTAAGTTTAGCAGAGCGCTCTAGATTCTGTAAGTTGGAAGTCTCTCCGGGTTGGGCTTGTTAGACCCAACCACGCCGATCGACCGTCAGTCGATCGATTTCTAGTTCGTAGTTTGAGTCAGACTAAGAGTCTCTCAGAACAACCGCGTCAGGACGCCGCTCAGAGACAGGTCGGACCGCTCAATTTAGACCGAGTTTANNTTTACCTCTAGTATGAAATGACTACGGAGAGGGGGTTTGTAGTGCGCGTACGCGCGAACGGGTTCGGACCAAATTTGTCGAACACACGAGCCGACCGATCGGTAGGGGAGGTTGTCTCACGTACGTACGCGACGCACGCACGACGCACGAGCACCCAGGTGCGTGAGCGCCAGCGCCCATGGGTGAGCGCCAGCCCGGGTATGTGATCGCGACCACCCATGGGTCCGAGCGACAGGGGGCGGGTCGGTCAAACCACCCGGTGGGTGGCCCGCGTACGGGTATGTGACGAAGACCACCCTACTCCCGGCTTGCGCCCACCCGTGTGCCCGCGCTATACTGGTGCCCAAGCACCCACCAACGTGTCTCCTGGTGGGACTGCTGGGGAGACGACGCTGCGGGCACAGACTGCGAGGGGATCGTGGGACGGACAGCCAGCGGCCAGCACAGGCGTTGGCGCAGACGCGTGCTGGCAGCAGAACAAGCCCGCGGCGTCGTCAACTGCCCGATCTGCGGCGTGGCTCTGGACTACGAGCACAGCATGAGGCCGAACAGCGCAGAGCCCGATCACGTCGTCGCGTTCAAGTTCGGCGGTGGCTACGAGCTGAGCAACGGCCGCGCGCTCTGCCGTCGCTGCAATCAGCGCCGAGGAGACGGAAGCCGCGATGTGGTGAACGCCACACAAGTCAAGATTGCGACCACGGACGTCGTGTGGTAACCTTGAGTCAAGAGGTTGAGGAAAGCCCAAGGCCACGGCGCTCTTCAACCGAAAACTGAATAAAGCACCGCCGGACACGGAACGATCGAAGAGCCGCGTCTACTTCGATCACTCGAGAGTTCAAGTCCAGCGCGAGATCAAGACGCAACCCGAGCACCCCGGGGAGGGAAACCTCCTCGGGGTAGCAGAGCACCCCCGGAGGCATAGTGCAGTACCTCCCCCGGTGTGATAAAGTTCATAACTGCGCATACTAACTGGCGACCAATTCATAAGGGGCTCTTATGGCTACCGAGATTCACGACGACTCCGAGTTGCTGGCCCCGGCGCCTGAGGACGCCCGTGACTGGGACCACGTCACCGAGCTCGTGCGCCTGTACAACCTGTCGCTCCAGTCGATGGCCGGGACCCCCAAGTACCGGCGTGGCCCGCTGATCGGCGAGGCCCACAAGCTGACCAACTCGATCAGCCAGGCGCTGGGGATCCCCACGTCCCAGCGGCCCTCGAAGACCGAGGTGACGCAGGCCGCGGAGTCCAAGGACCCGGCCAGTGGCCTGGTCGACTTCCAGGAGGCCGTGCGTGCCCGCCAGCGCGCCTAAGACCATCCGGTCGACTGCGATCGACCGGACCATGGGGGACCTGGCGTGCGAGTTCATCACCAAGCACGGCCTGGTGCCCGATCCGTGGCAGGCGGAGGTCTTGGACGCGTGGCTGGCTCTGGATGAGCACGGCCGCTGGGCTCACCTGACGTGTGGCCTGTCGGTCCCCCGCCAGAACGGGAAGAACGTGTGCCTCGAGGTCCGCGAGGTCTTCGGGGCGGTGGCTCTGGGGGAGCGGATCCTCCACACGGCCCATGAGGTGAAGACGGCTCAGAAGCACTTCCGTCGCTTGAAGTTTTTCTTCGGTGAGAAGGCGAACGACCCGGCTGCGCAGTTCCCGGAGCTGAACGCCCTGGTGAAGACGATCCGGTCGGTGAACGGCCAGGAGGCGGTCCTGCTGTCGAACGGCGGGTCGATTGAGATCGTGGCCCGGTCGAAGAACTCGGCGCGTGGCTTCACGGTCGACACGCTGGTTATGGATGAGGCGCAGGAGATGAACGACGACGCGTTGGAGGCTTTGATGCCGACGACGTCGGCGGCTCCGCTGCGTAACCCGCAGTGGCTGTTCACGGGGACCCCGCCGGGGCCGCAGGCTGATGGCGAGGTCTTCACGCGTGTCCGTGACGACGCCCTGGGTGACAACCCGGGGCGGACCTGTTGGGACGAGTGGTCGCCGGACGGGAACCCGGGTCTGCTGGACCTGGACGACCGCGAGCTGTGGAGGGCGAACAACCCGGCGCTTGCGGTGGGCCGCCTGCAGATGATCGTGGTGGAGGGCGAGCGCAAGCGGTTCAGCCCGGATGGTTTCGCCCGCGAGCGCCTGGGCGTGTGGCCGTTGAAGCGTGGCCGGACTCGGGCGATCAGCGCGGAGGCGTGGAAGTCGTGTGTGGCGGATCCCCCGGCGGACGGGGTCAAGTCGTTCGCCGTGGTTTTCAGCCAGGATGGCATGCGGCAGGCGGTGGCTGGGGCGATGCGTGATGGCCAGCGGGTCCACGTGAATCTGATCGGTGCGTGGTCTGGTCCGTTGGAGCAGGGCGTGGAGCGGCTGGCGGACTGGCTGGCTGAGCGCCGGGCGTCTACGGCGCAGGTGAGTCTGTTGGGTGGGGCGGGCTCGGCTCCGCTTAAGGACGCGCTGCTTGCGCGCAAGCTCCCGCCCCGTATGATCCATGTGATGAGCACGGGCGAGTACCTGGACTCGTGTGCTATGCTGGTCCAGTCGGTGGCTAGCGGCCAGACGACTCACCCGGCGGGTCAGGAGGGCGACGCCTTGGATGCGTCGGTGGGCTCGTGCGACAGACAGAAGCGCCGTAGGGACGGGGCGTTCGGTTGGGAGGCGACTTCGCCGGAGGGCGATGAGCTCCCGATCGAGGCGATCAGCGCCGCGAACTGGACGGCGCGTACGACTAGGCGACGCCCGCGGGGCGCCGGTAACCGAGGGGTGAAGATTCTGTGATCCTGGACACACAAGGACTGGACGGCTCGGATCCGATCGTCCAGTCGGACCCGGGCGTACCGCAGGTGGTTGGCCTGGACTCCAGCCGGCAGGCGGTGCTGGACAAGCTGTGGCGGCTGTGGTCGTCCCGTCGGGCGCGCAACGCCCTGTTGGACGTGTACTACGACGGGCACCGGTCGCTGCAGGACCTGGGGATCTCGGTTCCGCCGCAGATGACGCGGGTCCGTGCGGCGCTGGCGTGGCCGTTCAAGGCGGTCCAGTCGCTGGCGCGCAAGCACGTGTTCGAGGGATTCAGCCTGGACGGCGACACGGACCCGTTCGACCTGTCCTCGCTGTTGGCCCATAACTCGTTCGATCTGGAACTGAGCCAGGGCATAACCAGTGCTTATAAGCACTGTTGTTCGTTCATCACCTGTACGCTGGGCGACCCGTCCGCGGGCGACCCCGAGGTGGTTCTGCAGGCGCGCGACGCCCTATGGTCCGCGGCTCTGTGGGACCGGCGTCGGCGGCAGATTTCTGCGGCGCTGACGATCACGGACGTGGCTAAGGACGCGCCCAGCGCGGCGGTCCTGTACCTGCCGGACGACGTGATCGCGCTCGAGCGGGGCGCTGCCGGCAACTGGGTGGCTAGGTCCCTAGGCAACCCGACCGGTCGGGTCCTGGTGGAGCCGCTGGTCTACGACCCGCAACTGAGTCGCCCGCTGGGGCGCTCGCGGATCAGCCGGGAGGTCCGCTACCTGACTGACGCGGCGATCCGGACCATGGTGCGTGCGGAGACCAGCGCGGAGTTCTTCGCGTCCCCGCAGCGCTACGCCCTGGGTGTGGACCCGGAGGCTTTCGACGACATGGACCGGTGGAGCGCAGTCATGGGCCGCCTGCAGGTTCTGACCGTGAACGAGAACGGCGACGCGCCGTCCGTGGGCCAGTTCCCGCAGTCGTCCATGTCGCCTCACTGGGAGATGTATCGACAGCTGGCGCAGAACCTGTGCGCGGCGACGAACATGCCGCAGTCCATGGTCGGCCTGTTCGCGGACAATCCGGCGAGCGCGGAGGCCATGCAGGCGGCGGAGTACGCGCTGAGCGATGAGGCGGAGTTCCAGTGGCGCGTGTTCGCTCCGGCGCTGCGCCGCGTCGCCCAGAACGCGGTCATGCTGCGCGATGGCTTGAGTGAGCCACCGCAGGAGTCGTGGGACTTGCAGGTGCGTTGGACTCCGGCCCGGTACGTGTCCCCGGCTGCGGCGTCCGACTACATAACCAAGATCGTCCAGGCGCTCCCGCAGGTGGCTGACACGACTGTGGCTCTGCGTAAAGCGGGCTTCACACAGCCGGAGATCGAGGAGATGGAGGCGCAGCACGAGCGCCGCCGGGCCTCGTCCGTCCTTGAGACGATCATGGCGGGGGTACGTACCGGCGAGGGCGCTCCGGGCGCTACCGTGGCCGGGGAGACCCCGTCCGTGGGTGCTCTCGCTGTGGGGGTGACCGCCGGTGGTGACCAGGGCTGAGATCAACCAGATCTGTGGGGCGATCACGCGCACCAGCTCGCTAGCGGTCAACGACCTGACGATTTTCTTCAACAGCCTGGACTGGTCGAGCCCGGTCGCCTGCCGCGAGGCCCTGGTGGAATTCCTTCCCCGCCTGGTGGCTGTCTACGGCGGCACGGTGGGCGTGGCCGCGGCGGAGTGGTACGAGCGGGTCCGTAAGGACGAACTGGGCAAGCACTTCTACGCGACGACGACTGAGGCGGTCACGCCCGAGCAGGTGCGTCAGAACGTGCGCTACGCGTCGGGATCACTGTTTGAGGAGAACCCGGCGCGGGCGCTGTCGATCTTGCGTGGGGCGGTGGACCGGCACATACAGACTACAGCCCAGTCGGTGGTAGCCCACAACTCGGTGCGTGATCCGCGGTCCAGTGGCTGGGCGCGTGTCCCGTCGGGGACCAGCACGTGTGCGTTCTGCGCCATGCTGGCGTCCCGGGGCTTCACGTACACGACCGAGTTCGAGGCTCAGCACCGTGGTCGGGGAGCCACGCAGAACAAGTTCCACGATCACTGCCGCTGCCAGGTGGTCCCGGCGTGGAAGGGGCGGCAGGCGGCGGTGGACGGCTACGACCCGGCGGAGCTCAAGCGCCGGTACGACGAGTCCCGGAAACTGACGCAGGACCTGGGTGGGGACCCGAACGACCCGCACATGCTGCTGGCGACTATGCGTCGCCTGTTCCCGAACGACTACACGGACGGCGTGTCGCACGGGTGGGCCAGTGGCGCGATGAAAGACTTGCTGGTATGATTGAAACCACCGGAGGACTGTCACAGTCGATCCGGACCTTCCGCACGGACAGGAGAACAACTAAATCATGAACAACCCGGGAGACGCGTCCGCACCGGACGCACCAGACTCCGCGACTGACAGCACGGAGCCCACCGCCCCGCCCGAGCCGACCGAGTCGACTCAGGCGTCGGAGCCGGAGACCGACTGGGAGGCTGAGGCCGCCCGGTACAAGTCCTACGCCCGGCAGTGGGAGAACCGAGCCAAGTCGAACAAGGCGGCGGCCGACAAGTTCGACGCGCTCCAGTCGGAGCACGCGAAGGCCGTGGCCGAGCTGGCGGAGTACAAGAGCAAGGCTGTGGCGGCCGAGAAGGCTGCGCAGATCGCTGACTGGAAGAAGCAGGTCTCCGCGGCCACCCACGTGCCGGTTGACTTGCTGCGCGGCGAGTCCCTCGAGGACCTACAGGCGCACGGCGAGCTGATCGCCCAGGCGTGGAAGTCCGCGCCCCGTGGTCCGGTTGTTCCGCAGGCGGGTGATCAGCCCGATTCCAGTCCCGACGCCGCTCGGCAGTTCCTGCAGGCGCTGTTCGGCGGTTCCTGAACCAACACGGAAGGTTTAACACATGGCGACGATTTTTACGTCGACTGACGCACAGGTCCTTATGCCGCGCGAGATCGCGGACGGCATGATCAAGCGCACGCGCACCGAGTCGGTGATCGCGCGCCTGTCGAACCGCGAGCCCATGCGCTTCGGCAAGAAGGACTACCTGGTCTTCAACGACTTCCCGAAGGCCGAGTTCGTCGAGGAGGGCGCCCAGAAGTCCCCGACTAAGGGCGGCTTCTCCTCGGTCACCGCGGTCCCCCACAAGGCCCAGGTGACGATGCGGTTCTCCGAGGAGGCGATCTGGACCGACGAGGACTACCAGCTCGAGATCGTCAACTCGCTGGCCTCCGAGGGCTCCGTGGCGCTGTCTCGCGCCCTGGACCTGGGCATGATCCACCGCGTGAACCCGCTGACGGGCGCGGAGATCAGCTCCTGGGACAACTACGTGGCGAAGACCACGAAGTCCGTGACTCTGGCTCAGGCCGGGGCCGACCCGGACGACGACTTCGCCTCCGCCGTGGGCCTGCTGGTGAACCAGCCCGAGTCCTGGGGCGTGTCTGGCGCGGCCTTCGACCCGAAGTTCTCCTGGACTCTGTCCCAGCTCAAGCGCAAGGACGGCGCGGGCGCGACCAGCGACCGTCGTTACCCCGAGCTGGGCTTCGGCACGAACGTCACGAGCTTCATGGGCGTGCCCGTGGCTCAGGGCGACACGGTCTCCGGTCTGCCGGAGATCGCGACCGACTCGAAGATCCGCGGGATCGTCGGCGACTTCCGCGGCGGCGTCCGCTGGGGCGTCCAGCGCCAGCTCCCGATCGAGCTGATCCGCTTCGGTGACCCGGACGGCCAGGGCGACCTGAAGCGCCAGAACCAGGTGGCTCTGCGCCTCGAGATCGTCTACGGCTGGTACGTGTTCGTCGACCGGTTCGCTCTGCTTAAGGTCGCGTGATCGCCGTGGCCGACTTGATTCACGTGGAGTCCCGGTCGGTGGTCACCGTACCGGACGACCACCCGTTCTCCCTCGGTCACCCGGACTGGGCTCCGTTTGACCCCGAGATCCCAGCCGGGGTGACCGAGGACTCGGACCCGTTCGCGGAGCCCGAGGACGAAGACCCCGCCCCGAAGACCCGAAGGAAGTGATCACGTGGTAACCGTTTACACAACCGACGGGAACCAGGACCGCAAGATCGCGATCCCGGAGATCCAGTTCTCCGGCGGCCGCGCGGAGATCGACGAGGAGACCTACGCCCGGATCTACCCGGTGCGTGAGCGCCTCGGGATCACCACGGAGGCCCTGGCCTCCCCCGGGTTCACGGTCTTCAACCCGCCTGCCCCCGAGTCCACTGAGGACCACGAGGGCTGACGGTTGGCCGAGCCGTTCGCTACCGTAGAGGACCTGCAGGCCCGCTGGCGCCCCCTGTCTGACCAGGAGCGTCGGCGGGCCGAGGTCTTGATCGGCGACGTCACGGACCTGATCATGGCGACGTGCCCGCGGTGGGACAAGGCGACCGACCTGACTCGCCGCCGGATCACGTGCGCCGTCGTGAAGCGGGCCATGCAGGGAGACTCCGGCGTGGGTGGCTCGAACCTGGGCGCCTACCCGGAGCCCCGTGGGACTCTGTCCGCGGAGTCGCACACGACCGGCCCGTACACGGACAACTACACGTACTCGAATCCGGACGGGGACCTGTTCCTGAAAGCCAAAGAGATCCAGGCGCTCGGGGGCGCTCGCTCCCGTGCGCACGAGGTCGACCTCCTCCACGGGGCCCGCCCCATGAGCCAGGTCGACGAGCTGGTCTGGCTGTTTGGGGGTGTGGTCCCGTGACGGCGTTCGGCTGGGTACAGGTCACCAGGCGCCGCCGCGCGCCGGACGGCGTGGACCAGTACGGAGAGCCGGTTCCGGGCTCGTGGACCGAGGAGGCAATTAGTGAGCGGGCGTTGTTCGCGCCGGACGACAGCCTCGAGTCTACGAGCCCGGGCCTGGCCCAGGTCGTGTCGTCTGTGGCTTTGTATTGGCGCGGTTCGCACCCGGGTATCGTGGCTTCGGACCGGCTCGTGGTAGATGGTGTGGAGTACGCGGTGATCGGGCGGCCGTACGACTGGCCTAAGGGCCTTAAGGTGAAGATCGAAGCGGTAGAGGCGAGAGGTGTGTGATGGGCTCGGTCAACTACAAGCCGAACAAGCGGGTGGCTCGCCAGATTCTGACCTCCCAGCTGGCGTACGCCGCGGTGAACGACGGGGCTCGCAGACTTCGGGACCGCGTGGGCGAGGGCTTCCACACCCACCAGGGATACGGATCCACCCGCGCCCGCGCCTACGTGTCCGCGGACTCTGGCTCGAAGATCGCGAGAGCCAAGCTCCGGGACCACGCGCTCGAGCGGGTCCTGGGCTCCCTGCCCCCGTCGACGAAGGACTGACGCCATGCCCCAGATACCCGACGTGAAGGCCGAGGTCATGAACCGCCTGCGGGTGGTCCTGCCCTGCCCGGTGGTGAGCAAGCGCCCCGAGGGCGCGAACACGCCGCCGGAGTTCGTACGCGTGATCGCCACGGGCGGCGCGGGTCGCCTCCATGTGGCGACCGCACACGTCCAGTTGACGATTGATTCGTACGCTCCTACGACCGGCCGGGCTATGAAACTCGGCCTGGACGTGGACGCCGCGATGAACGCGCTCCCCAAGACCGACGCCCCCGTGGGCGCCGTAACTGGCACGTGTCCCGCCGAGGGCGTGGACGACTCAACCGTCGCTAAGCGAGTGACGGCCACCTACCAGATCACCGCGCGATTGGTGTGAGAAAGGACCAACTAT